TTTTTGTGGGTTTTATTTTATTTCTTCTTGAAAAATTTTGCAGGATGAAATAAAATGCCTAATTTTGCATCAGATTTGATTTTCCTGGATGCTCTTGGCGTCTCAGGCGAACGCCTGGCAGTGGCTGCAACCACTGCCATTTTTTACCCCATCATTTCAAAAGCATTAGCCATTTCCCTCAATGGCTAATGCAAAGGTAGTCATTTTCTTGCTTTTTTGCAAGGGAAACACAAACTTTTTTATGTCAAAATGTTAATAAAATAACCTTATTTTAACATTACATCGGTGATACATGGTTAAAATAATATAAAAAATAGCCACACAAGGCACCAAATGTAAATAATTGTATTATGTAGATTTTTTCTAAATAATTGTATTAATTTTGGAGCATGGAATATGTTGAAAAAACGCTTTTTAAAGCGAAAGAATACAATATAACGGCAAATGACGTTATATTTGCCATTTTGGTAACAAATGGGCAAGGGCTTGCCGTGTCTTATTTTCATGCTTATAATCCGGGCTGTTCAAATAATTTAGATTTAACAAAAATGGCAAGAAAAAAAATGCTTGAATTTCCGCAAATAAAAAAAATAATTAAAGATTTACAAAAAAAAGCGTTTCTATCACATTATGATGATAAAAATGAATACCGAACGAAAGAGGGGCTAATTAACGGGCTTGTGGATGTGTTAAGAAGAACCGAAGGGAAAGATCGTGCGGCAATACTAATGCAGCTTGCTAAGCTGCAAGAAAATACATTTGAGAATGAGAAGGAAGAAGAAAACCGCATACATATTTATTTGCCATTTAATTCCGATTGTAGGAATTGTTTGCTTTTTAAAAAAGCGCGGAAATAAGCCTTTTTTGAGGTTTTTATATTATACATATAATATAAAATGGGCGCGGCCTCTCTATTGGCGGCGGCCCTTCTTGGATTGGCGGCCCTACCCCCCCCGAAACGGCTATTATGGCGCATTTTCGTTGCTGCCCGGATTTTTTTATTTTTTTTCATGGAGGATTGCAACTGCCTGCCTATATGTGATCTGTCACGCTGGCTGCTTACCTTTTTGGCCGGCAGTATGTGAGCAGTTATTGTGATTATGGTGGTGTGTGGCTGCTTTTCCGTTCTGCTGCTGGCGTTGCCGGGTACTGCGGCAGTGCGTGTCTTACTGCCCTGCGGCGGTTCCCTGTGTGTTGTGAACCACTTTTTTCATGTAAGTATGGACGTTTTGTGTGTATGTTTGCGCGTACATCTGAACATGTTATGTATAGGCGCATGTATGGGTGATGTATAGTCGTGTATGGGTGTGTTTGTGGCGTAACTGCCTGACGTCCTGAAATTTTGACCATTATGTATATTATGTATTATATATATTACTACGCGCACGTATATAATAAGGTATAGGAAGAGATGTAAAAAATGTATGTTTGGTGAATGTTTTTCTTCATGACTATACATTTGTTGCATATATACATTGTTTATTGAGAATTTATTGTTATATTTGCAGAGAATTTATTGTTATAATAAAAAAGGGGGCGGATGAGAGAGACGGGAATTATGGGAAGAATAAGAGAGATGGGAGGAATGGTGATTTTTGCTGACATGCCTGCAGTCTCTTGTCTGCTGGAAAATAATTGAGATTAGTGATGGATTGGAGTTATAACAGGCTGGAGCTTGTGCAGAAGGCCGTGACGCGCCGGATGAAAGCGGATGCCCGGATGAGTCAGGTTCTTGGCATCAAGAGAGATGCCGAGCGTATAGGTATGCTGACTGACATGGTGAAGGACGCTGTCGCCGGCGCGCCATTAGGCATGTTCAACGGTGATGTTTATGCGTGGACGGGCAGGATATACGAGAAAGTGTCTCCGGAGGAGATGAGCAGTATGGTGTATGAGGTGCTCCAGAGCTGTAACGTGAGCTATGCCGACATGACGAAGGCCGGTGTTTTTGTGAAGGTGACGAATGACTTCCTCTCCCGTAAACAGATAATGCCCAACAAGTCGATAATGGTTTTCCGTAACGGCGTGTATGACATAGAGCGCGGGACGTTAGAGGATTTTGCTCCGCGATATGTCCAGATGTGGCAAGTAAATTACGACTACTGCCGGGATGAGGTTCCCGTTCTTTGGCAGCAGTTTTTGTCGCGCGTGCTTCCCGATTTGCCGAGCCGCGCCTATCTTCAGGAGTTTGTAGGCGCTTCTTTTGTGAGCCGTGAGAAAGCGTCGATAGAGAAGATGCTGATACTTCTTGGCGCGGGTGCCAACGGCAAGAGCGTGATATACCGTGTGCTTCAGGATGTCCTTGGCATAGACAACGTGACGAGCCTGTCCGTCGGCAGCCTGATAGGCGGCAGTGAGGCAGAGCGCAATGTTGCGGCCATCAACGGCAAGCGCCTTAACTACTGTTCGGAGATAGAGACCGCCGTTGTGAAATATGAATACTCAGACACATTGAAGAAACTCATCAGCGGTGAGCCATTGACTGCCAAGGTGCTATACCGCAACCCCTTTCCCGCCCGTGAGATACCTTTGATGATGGCCAACGCCAATTCCCTACCCCGTCTTGCGGACAAGAGTTACGCGATAAGGAGACGTTTTGCCGTGATCAAGTTCGGAATCCAGATCCCCCGCCATGAGCAAGATCCCCTTCTTGCCGACAAGCTGCGCAGCGAGTCATCCGGCATATTCAACTGGATAATGGACGGGCGCAGCCGTTTTGTCCTCCGCGGGTATAAGCTGCCGAAGTATGATGAGCCCGACCTGTCCGTTGACGAGACGACTCTGATAAGGCAGACGACTGTAGAGCGCTGGCTTGTGAGGAGCGGTTTCAGCTGTGACGGAGACAGTTCGCTGCAAAGTCCGGTATGGCTTCACGCGAGTGAGCTTTACAAACTGTACGTAAAATGGTGCATGGACGAGAAGGCCGTTCCGGAGAGCATTCTGTCCTTCGGCAAGAGCCTCCGTGCGAAAGGTTTTGAGAAGCGGCGTGACATGAGAGGTATGCTTTACGGGATGAAAGGCAGCGGTGCCCAGTCGCTTGCGCATAAGGCGGCGACGGAGAAGATAGTGAGAGGCAAGCGCGAGTCGTCTTTGTGGTATGCCGAAGACGGCTCGGCACTAATCCTCGGTGAGCGCCGTCTTGCCTATGCCCTTGGCATAGGGCGCAAGGTGATCCGGCGTTTTATAGAGAACGGCCGCAAGCCCGGCTATAAGGGCAAGGACGCTTTGATTGAGGGTGTTCATTATGAGTGCTCCGACGGTTCATGGCAGTCTTTTAACGTAGATAAGTGCCGTCAGGTATTTGCCGAGAACGAGATATACGCCAATGAGGACAGGCGCAAGGAGTTGCAGCGTGCTACGGCGCGTGAGAACAGCGCGCGGCGGAAGTTCAACCTTACGATGAAACGCTTGGGGCTGCCTTACCGCAAGAGCAAGCATCACGGAGTGCTGAAGGAGCCGGGCTGCCTTCTTGTGGATGATGACATGACTGTGGACGAGGCTATGCTTGACGCGGGGATGATGGTGGTGAGTTAAAAATTGTGATATATGGAGAAGCAGATTGGTAATTTTCTGGTTGTTGAGGATAATGAGAGTGGGATGTTGTCGGTCCGTGCCGTGTGCGGTTTCTGGGAGATTAGTTTCAGGAGCGACCACATAATGTATGGAACATTGAAACATCTGTGCGCTGATGACCGCTGCGCAGACGGTCTGGGTGATGTCATCTCGGCATGGTTTACCGTGACAAGCACAGTGCTGGATCACGCCGGTTGTCTCAGCGCGTATGAGCTGGCAGTAAAGCAGGCTGAACGATGGGCGGACGGCTCGTCTGTAAATGCAGGTGCGGACGGTGAAGCCGATGATGAGCGGATACTCGATGAGGAGCTGAGGAGTGAAGAGCTGAGATCGGAGTTTTCTCAGCATGAAGAAGGCGTGATGTGATTCACCGGTTGCAGTCAGCGATATACATAAGAGACATATTGTTTAATTTTTCAAATATATTGTGAGATGCCAAAAAAAGAGAGTGTGACAGTCCAGCCGTCCATTCAGGAGCAGATAACAGCGGCAAGCCTGATGTACAATGAGAAAGACAGTGTGATGATAAGGAATAAGAAAGTATGTCTCCGTTGGATAAACGGTCATGCCACAGAGAAAGTGACCCGCATAATGCTGTCAAAAGAGGAGCGTACTGCGGACGGCTATCCTGTGAGCGAGGGCAAGATAGCGTGCAAGTGCGCCGCGGCTCTTCGGCTGAACGGTTACTGGAAGATAAGGCTGGCGTGGTGGGCGTTATGGCGCTGGTATTATTATGTCCGTCAGTATCAGGAGTTTGAGCTTATTCCCCTGATAGACTTAGCTCAAAAAAAAACACCAGTTCTTCCGTACTTCTATCTTACCACATCTCTGACCGCCTTAAAGGAGACACGGATGAACATGACAAGAGAAGAAATGGCAAGAGAGAAGAAGACGGCACAGTCTCCTACCCCTCAAGAACAGTCAGCGGTCAAAGATGGGAGATAGGCCGCCGCTCTGCTCTGATGATGCCGATGTGCATATTAGGGATACCCGTGACACCGGAGGGCTATTATCTTAAGAATATTCCCAACGCCCTTTTAGAGCTTTATGCCATAGACCGTCCTGTGACAGCCTATGGCTCCGGCAAGAAGAAAAGGGAGCTGAATGGCAGGAGCGTAAGTGAGAAGATGGAAGATTTTGACACGCCTTCAAGCACGGATATTGCTGACGCGGCCTGTGAATGGGAGCGGAAGTATGGAGGCGGAGCGCGTCCAAGCCTCGGCGGGATGTTCGCTCTTGAGAAGCCCGAGGTGAGGAGTATCAGCCTTGAGGAGCTGAAAGAGTTGGGGAATTAAGAGTTAAGAATTAAGGGGGAGTTTTTTATGGATAGAGAGAAAGCAGAGGCTTATCTCCGTGAGCGTCTTTCCGCTGAGGAGAGCATGAGCCGGAATCTGTATTTGTGGCTTGGTGCGGCGGTGACAGATATATGCTCTATTTTAGAGCGTTATTCTGTGAGCGCGGATATGCTGTGCCGCGGTAATATCCCCGAGGAGGCTCGGCAGGAGGCAGACCGTGTCGTGGAGAGCCTTATATGGATGATTACAGACGCGGCACTGCTTCTGGCGACAGACGACAGGGAAGACGAGAGCTGGTTTGTCGTTTTTTTTGAGCGTGAGTATGATAACGGACAGACTTTCGCCGGCCGTCTTGAGCAGTACGCGGCGAAGTTCTGTGAGCAGGTTGAGATGGCATACGCCGCTCTTCTTCTTGCCGGGACGCGTCATGGCAAGAGCGCCGCAATGAAGATACGCCCGGCAATAGATGATGTGTATAACGCCCCTTATGTTGTCTCGGCGCGGCGGCATGACGCGGTATATTTCTCTCCGTCCGGCCTTGGTCACGGTATTCCGTTGTGCATGAGCAAGGCTCTCGATGTGCTGACCCGCCAGGAGATAGCGAATGCGTGGATGGCCTGGGACTATGAGGAGGCTCTGTCCAACGGCGCGAAGGGATATTATGTGTTCAGGGGCTCCTCGTACCCCTGCGATGTGTGTGATGAGGCCTCTTCCGTGTGGCATCCGATAGATGAAGGCATGTGTCTTCCGGAGCATGTGAACTGCTGCTGCTGCGCGGAGTGGGTTTATTGAGTGATTTAACGGGAGTGATGAGAGTGATGAGAAAGGTGGGGTCGGCTGTGAGCCGTTTTGTCTGCCGCTGTCTTCCGGTATTCCGCTCATACAGGAGCAGACGGGTCAGCGCGGCGCTGAGAGAGAAAGCCGTTGGGTGCGGACTGTGCAGGCCGTGGCAGCAGAGATGGCGTGACGGCGCGAGTGTCAGTGAGATGCTTGACATGTATGTTGAAGGAATAGACTTCTGCATAGAGCATGACTATCCCGGCAATGATGTTCTGAAGAAATATGGCGGCAAGGATCTGGCGCGTCATGGCGTGTTTGTTGATGCGGTGTTCTCGGCTGAGAACCCCGGGACGATTGTAGCCAACGGGCATTGTGACGGCAAGGTGAGATATGACGGTTTCAACGTCGGCAACCTGTATATAAGGCACGGCAGCCATGTGGCAGTGGAGACACGTGAACGTGGACAGGCGTTCATAGAGGTGTACGATGACGCGCATGTGAGGGTGAGCAACACGGGACGCAGGCCCTGCTTTGTTTACAGGTATGGCGGGACAGTTGAGTGCAGCGGTGACGTGAGAGTGAGAGACAGGACGGGGAGATAATGGGATTATTGTGAAGCCTGTGACTTTTTAGCGGATTGTGCTGCTGAGACATTTTTTAGCTGGTATAGCCTGTCGGCAGCCTGCTGTCGTTTCTGCTCACGTATTATCTTCTCCCACTCGGCATTGTCGTTGAATCCTGTTTTCTTTGACGCTGTCTCCTTTGAGAGGATGCCCGCTCCTGCTGCCTGTACCAGCTGTGTGATGGTGTCGTTGTCGTTAGAGAAAACAAACGGCTTGATGTATGACAGGATGCTGAGCGAAGAGAACGCCGTCACCATGCCCTGCTCTGTTCCGTATCCCTCAAGGAAAATCTCCTTGATGTCATCAACACACTCGTCGAAGTCCCTCGCGTCGATAGTTGCCCGTTCAAGCGACGGTGCGTAAATGAGCTTGACGGCGACCCCCGGCAGGTCTCCGGACTTTATTTCCGGCGGCAGGACAGCGAATCCCCCCATGAAAATCATCCTCAGCAATATTTCGAGCTGAAGCTTGAAATTCTCGCTGTGTCCGTCCTGCTCAAGATATGACACGTCATCGTCCTTTCCCATGGCGAATCCCTTGACGTTTCCGTAGATGTCTCCCTGTATGTCAATCTCGTCTCCCTTCATTAGGACGATAGGCATAGCGAAAGCCGCATTGTTCTGACAAAGCTGCGACATAGCCACCTCGTATTTCTCGATACAGTCCTGCGCGAACATCCAGCACGGCCCGTCAGTGCGCTTGTATGTGACCGGGATACGCGAGAACCCATGCTTTACGGGCGGCTCACAGAGCACATATCCATCGATTCCGAAATAGTCATATAGAGTGTTTTTAACAGCGTTCCATCCGTATCTGTCTTTTTTGTACCTGTAGAAATAAGTATTGTCCCAGACCTCTATGAACTCCGTGACACACTTGCCGCTGTCATCGTAGTCGCAGTATCTGCGTGCGAGCCTGTCGAGCTTTCCCGTGATGCCGTTGTAGTGCGGGAACAGAGTGTCCCCATACATAAAGGACAGCACTTTAGCGTTGACCCTCTTATCGTCCATATAGAAGACCATAGCGGCGTCGGCGGTGATTTTGACAGATCTGACGAAATCGAAGAACCTCACATCGATGTTTTTCTCTATCCATCCCTTGTTGAACGCGAGGAACAGTCTCTCCCTGTCGGCTCCGTCCCCGCTGTCAGTCATCTCATGCTGAATATCGTTTCCGCACAAGTGCAGCACCTGCTGCGCCGTTATGATCATCTGGAAAGGCATTGAGCATCGGAAGACCTCCTGCCTGAAGAAATCTTTCTCCGGCGTGCCGTCCTTTCCTATGACCGCGTTTCCCCTGTCATCCGTTCTCTCGCGGTACTTAATCTGGTCGTGATACCATTGCGGGTCGTTGATTCTGTGTCCGGAAGGATAGTATTCCCTCCAGAAGTCCGCCTGTGACATTACCTGCCAATAATTTTTTGTCTCGAAATAAGGCGTGGTGAGAATATTCCTCACCCGTGGTCCCTTAAGATGCCCCGCCGGTGTCATTCTGACGAAGGGGCGTTTTGTCAATATTTCATTTACTCTCATATAAATTAAGAATTAAGAGTTGCACAATTTTTTCTGCTGTTACAGGAACCCGAGTCCTCGTGGCCTGTGCCTTGTGTTCTTGATGAAGAAGATCTCGGACATAGAGATACCCTCCCAGAAGTCCGGTGACGCTCCTCCTATCATTCTCTTCATCTGCGCCTTGTCAATGAGTCTTGTAGGGTCGTCCTCGCGGAATCTGACTATTTTGCGCTCCATCATGAGCCTGTCGCGCAGAGTCATGTTCTTATATCCCTTTCCGGAGAATCTTCTCTTCAACAGGTCGGAGTCTATAGAGAGCTCTCCTCCCCTGAGCTTGTCGGCGAAAGACTGGAAAGCCTGTGCCTTGAGGTTGTAGAAAATCCCCTTGTATTTCGGCGCGACCCCCTCCTTGTTGTTGAACGGCACCGCCTTGCGGAAGAATCCCTCGAAGTATTTCCCGATGCCGTTCTGGTCGAAAGTGAAATTATCCTCGCGTACCCTCCAGCATTCGAGTTTCGCCCTTACGTTGTTGACAAGCGTGAGGCTGTCAACCTTGAACACGGCGATATCCGCGATATGGTTTCCTATCCGCAGGAACAGCGTACACTGGTCTCCCCCGTCGAGTGCTATGTCACATGAGGCTCTTCTTATTCCGTCTGCCGTCTGCATCGGATTGTCGAAGAACCGTTCCATGTGCTCATATTTAACAAGGTCGTCGGACATAGCCTTAAACCTCCAGTTGCCGCCGAGGTCTCTTGCGGCGAGCTCCTCTCCCTGCCCTGCGAGTCTTCCCATATACGTTGGGTCAGAGCTGACGAGTTCCTCGTTGTCCGCGAGTTTTGCTTCCTTGAATGTGACCGACTGTATGAACAGGTCCTCCGGCTCACCATATTTAGCATATTTATCATCCCAGTAGCGCATGACCTCATCTCTTACCTGCTGGAAGACCTCATGTTTAGAGTCACCCCAGACGATATCCGAGGGGTCAGAGTTAGAGCGCATGTAGCAATATCTGAGCACCCCGTCCCGCTCAGCGAGCGGCAGTCCGTAGGCGTTACGGTTGCATGTGGAAATCATCTTAAACTTTCTGAACTCCATTTGCGTTACCTCGTCAATTCCGATATATGCGAACTCCTTTCCGCGAAACCTCGTGTCGAATCCTACCATATCTCCGTCGTGGTATGAGAATCGTAGTGATCCCCCGTTGTTAAACGTCCATCCGAGGTTGTCCTTAGATATACGCGGTGTCCCGAAATCCGAATAGAGCTGTTTTGACTTGTCCATAAGGTCGTCGAGGTCTCCAAGCCCCTTACGGAAGATGATGCCCCTGAATCTCGGGTCATGAAAATAGGCTCCTGCGAGCATAAGCAGGGAGAAACTCTTGCTCCCCCCCCTTGATCCCCCTCCGACAGTAATATCCGCCTTAGAGGAAAGCATATTCTGCTGTCCTCCCCTCTGCGCGATGAACGTTTTGGCATATTTAGCGCGCTCAGCCTGTTTTTTTCGTCTGAGCGTCTCGATTTTCTCTTCAGGAATCAATTTAGACGGGTCGTACATTTAAGCTTACTTTTACGTTGTAATCGCCGCTGTTTTTCAGTAAACGAAAGAAACCGAATGCAAATATAGCGACAATTCTCCTATTTTAGTAAAAAATAATATTAAATTCTTTGTATTTATAGAATTTATATGTATATTTGTGGCATTAAACAGCCGAAAAACGGCAGTATCAGAGAATAATCCACGCCAAAGAGGATAGAATACTGCCGTTTTCCGGCTGTCATTCATTTCCTGACGGCACATTTCCCTCATGCCCTGCTGCTGATGCAGCCCGGCATCTACGAACCGAAACCATAAAATCAAACCAGAACAATGGAACAAGAACAAATCTTATCCACGCTAACCGAGAAATTAGGACAAACCAGTTTTTCGAGTCAGTCATTAAGCAAGTATGTAGAATGCAACCTTCCTGCGTCAGGCACAGAACCTGATGATTCTTACTGGGAGAAGCATGTGAGCATACTGAAGACCTTTCAGGGGCAGTTCAACCACGATGTGGCCGAGAAAGTGACGGAGCAAGCCAACGCGAAGTTTGAGGAGTACAAGAAAAACTGGACGCCTCCGGCAGACCCAGACTCTTGCGGCGGACAGGCAGGCACACCAGAGCTGACCACCCTGAAAGAAGAGCTGTCCAAGATACAGGCGCGTCTAAACAGTCAGGAGCAGAAGCATGTTCAGGAAGAACTTGTGAAGCAAGTGCGCAGCGAGATGCGCAAACAGAACGCGAAGGATGACTATGTGCTGTCGAAGACCCTTGACGGGATTACCCTTGACTCGGCGAAGAGCCTGAGCGAGCTGACATCTGAGATGCTGTCGCGCTATGATGCTGAATACAAGGCTTGCCGTGGCGACGGTGCCGCACCCCGGACAGCGCAGCCTGGCGGGGGCGGCAACAGCAGTATCATGGACAGGCGGTTTGAGCGCAAGTTCAGGAAAGAGGGACTGATAAAGGAAAAATAACGACAAAAAGAGGTAAGAAGATTATGAACACAGGAAACTTATTTAAGGCAAGAACCTTCACAGCAGGTCACTCGCGCAAAGTGTGGCGCAGGATAAACGCGACCCTTCCCGGCGGTCACCGCATATCAAACCTGGCAGAATGGACTTCAGACGGGATTATACCTCCCGGCACACCTTTAGCGCTTGACGATACGGACAAGAACGCCGTGAAGGCACTTCACGCATCAGATCTTACGGCAGACGGCGCGAGCGTAGTTCTTGCAGGGCTGTCAGACCGTGAGGTGACAGATTTCAAGCCTGGAGACACCGCGACATGCGCCGTCGTGACCGACGGCGAGATATACGGCTGGATGCTGGAGGACGGTGTCGGCGACTATCTGAAAGCCGCAGAACAGAAGAACGGGCTTCAGATAATGGTGATTGAAGGATAAGCGGCGAGAGTGACGGGAGAAATGGAGCAGCCAGTCACCCTCCGCCTGTATGCTAACAGTTAATTAAAAAAGAAAGGATAACGAGATGAGAATTAATCCAACACTGCGCAATATCATAGAACTCGCCTATCAGGGCGGAGACTGGCAGACCTTCGTTGAGCGCAGCGCCGAGCGTTTCGACGCCGCCGGCGTGGAAGGTTTCGAGTTTGCCCCTGTGACGCTGAGCTACACATGGGCGCAGCTGATAAAGAATGTCGGCGCGACGGTGTTGCCGACATACGTAGATCCTGAGAGCGAGGGTTTTGAGATGCCACTCCAGGAGATGTCCGGCAGCGTAGGGTCCATACCGACCCAGAAGCTGTATTACAGTGTCAACCGCGTTGTTGTGAGGGAACAGATGCAGCTTGCCCAGAAATTCGGCCAGCTTGCTCTGAATGATGAGATGGGCGACATAATGTTCGACCTACTTGACGAAGGCACGAAAAATCTTGTCCAGAGCTTCATCAACGCCCTGAACCATCAGAGACACCAGATAGTGTCAACGGGCAAGTTTAGTATAGACGCGACGAACAACCCACGCGGTTACAAAGGCGTAGAGATAGGCTTCAATATCCCCGCCGACCATTTTGAGACATTGGCAGGCACCTCACGCTGGTGGACAAACGCTGACCATACCACGGCAAACGAGGGCAGCAAGTCAGACCCGGTCGGTTATCTGAAGAACCGCGTGAAGTCGATACGCCGCGCGGCACGTTTCCCGTACTCAGGGCCACTTCGCCTGGAGCTGACCCAAGACCTTCTTGACGACCTGCTGACCCACACGGCCGTGCTGAAGACGCTTGGCTACCGTATTGTTCCGACAGCAGCAAGCGACACGATAGCCCTGAACGTGGCTATGAACAGCGGTGACGACAGGCTTGTAGATGAGCTTCGCCGTACTATCAGGGTGGATGAGATTACCGCCCGGGAGACTTATGCCTACGTGAGCAAGCCCGGCAAGGATACGGATGGTAAGCCGGATCTCGTGACAGAGCGCATAGACAACTTCAAGAAGGAGAATATCGCGCTTGTCCCGACAGGCCAGCTCGGCACGATACAAGGCGTGCAGCCCCTGTCGATGGGTCATGACGCGGACAAAGTGGCCTATGCGATGGGAAACCGCCTGCTTATAGAGCAGGAGGACATTCCACGGTCGCACTCACTGAACATTAACGGTGAGATGGGTCAGCTGTGCGTGCCAAGTGTGATTAACCAGATGTATATATCAACTGTTACTGTTTAGG